GGCCAGACACCATCCAAGACGTGTACAACGTCGTGGCCGAGAAGCTGACCCCACAACAAAGGGAAATTATTGAGGCGCATTTGTCAGGGTACAACTACCATGATCTGGCAGTGACCCAAAAATATTGGCGCTACCATTTTGCGGCGGCGGTTGCTAAGATAAGAAAGGAGTTAAAATTGTGAACGGATACATAGTGGAGTATGTCAAACAAGGATGGCCTACAATAGACATTCAGGTTGACGCCAAGCACCCCATGTTCGAGAAAGATCAAGACGTGCTGTCAATATGGCACTTTGAGAACGAAGACGAACGGGATTTCATACTGCGAGATTTACGCAAATTTAGAGAACAGCAAACAAAAGGATTAGCATGATAATAGAAGAGCGGCAAAGTAAAGACCCATGGATTCACCGATCCAAAGGTATGAGTTGCAAAACCTGCATGTGGTTTGCTCCAAAAACAACCATTGTGCAGGGGACGATTGACACACCAAACCCCATTTACCACTTGGGCCGCTGTAGGCGCCATGCACCAACAATGAACGGCTACCCAGTTGTGTTTGTGAACGACTGGTGCGGTGATCATAAACTTGACGAAAATAAGGTGTAATTATGGCAAACGAAGCAACAAATTTATTAGCATCTTTGGGCGTAAAACCAAAAGAGCAACGCATTCAGGAAATGGCCGGAGCGGTGACACGATTAGTGGTAAACGAGGCATTACGTGAGGCCAAGGCCCGTGCACAGGTGCGAGACGCAAATACTCAGGTGCAGAAGGTCGAAAAGCCCTCGCAAAATGGGTAATTCTATATAGGAAAGGCCTTTTTAGGCCTTGAATATAAGGCATACACCATGGCAACGAAATCCAAATACGAGTTTAAGACGGAGATGTGCGACCAACTGATAGAGTTGGGCAAGGTAGGCGCGTCTCAAAAAATGATGTTTGCAAGCGTCGGAATCAGTTCCGCGGCCGCGCAGACGTTCAAGAAAAACCACCCAGAGTTTGCGGAAGCACTGGACATGGCCATCACCCACTCACAGGCTTACTGGGAAACCCAGTTGCTTGCTAACGTGGAGAACAAGGCCTTTAACAGCAGGGTGGCTGAGATTGCGTTGAGGGGTCAGTTTCCCTCTGACTACCGCGACGACAAGAGCAGTAAGCTTGAAGTTAAGGCAGACGTTGTGTTGGATTTTTCTGGTGCAGTTACCGACCTAATTACGGCGCTCAAAAAAGCGGCGTAACATATCGTCGGTAGTTGTTAACAACTGCCGACATTTTGTAAGCCCCGAGAGGGGCTTTTTCACCTTTGCATAAAGGAGAGCATCATCGCTACACACGCACTACTCAGTGCCTCAGGGTCCAAACGTTGGATGTCATGTACACCAAGCGCACGACTAGAGGCCGTACTCCCCGAACCTAAACGAAAATCAGGCGCGTTTGATTTTAGCCAAGAGGGCACAACAGCCCACACCATGGCAGAGGCCAAGCTACGCCGGCATTTTGGACAGATAACGGCCAAGGAGTACAACGAGGCCATTGCAGAGGTCAAGGCAACACCCTACTACGACGAAGAGTTTGAGGCCTACGTAGACAACTACGTGCTTTATGTTCGTTCGCAGATTGGTGAGGGCGACACACCCTACTTTGAGCAACGTGTGGACTTCAGTGAGTGGGTGCCTGACGGCTTCGGCACCGCCGACGTGGTCATAATGAGCGAGAACAAGGTGCGGGTGATCGACCTGAAGTTTGGCAAGGGTGTGGCGGTGGACGCCGAGGACAACCCGCAACTGAGGCTGTACGGCCTTGGTGGTTGGTACAAGTACAAAGACGAATTCCCAAACATAACCCACATTGAATACACCATTCACCAACCCCGCAAGGACAGCATCACCACCGAAACGGTAACGTTGGACGAGTTGAAAGACTGGGCAGAGTACGTGGTTAAACCCAAGGCCAAAAAGGCGTATGCCGGCCAAGGCGAGTTTATGGCAGGGGACCACTGTCAATTCTGCAGGGCCAAGTCACAGTGCAAGGCCCGCGCAGACTTTAACAACACGGCCGCGGCGGCCGATTTTAAAGAGCCCGCGCTTCTGTCGGAGACTGAGTTAATCAAGGTGCTCAAGGACGCGGCTAAGACACGCAAGTGGCTTTCTGACGTTGAAGATTACATGTTGACACAGGCAACAGACCACGGCAAAGTACCCACTGGTTACGAGTTGGGGCAGTCAAGCACCAACCGCAAAATAGACGCGCAAGAAGATGCGGCAAAAAAGTTACAGAAAGCTGGATTTGATGATATATTCACCACACCCAGTTTAAAATCTGTGGCACAATTGGAAAAGCAGGTAGGCAAAGGGCCCCTCCAAGATATTCTTGGTGACCTGATTGTCAAGCCTGCAGGGGAACCAAAACTGGTGCCCTCGAAGTTGAAGGAAGAGTTTGGGTCTTGAGAGCCACCTATTTCAAAGTGCTCTCGAATTAGTAAACAAGGAGGCCAAGATGGCCAAGAACGAAAAAGTGGTTACCGGTAAAGTGCGTTTTTCTTATGCTAACGTGTTCAAACCCGTTGCAAGCGAAGAGGGCAAAACCCCCAAGTATTCTGTGTCGGTGATTATCGACAAGAAGGACAAGGAGACCATCGATAAGATCAACGCGGCTTTTGAAAAAGCCAAAGCGGCAAGCGCGGCCTATTTTGGCGGCACTGTTCCAAAGGGCCTTAAAGGCGGCCTGCGTGACGGTGACGCGGAGAAGGACGACGCGGCGTATGAAAATTCGTTTTTCATCAACGCCAATTCTGTGCAAAAGCCCGGAGTTGTGGACGCTGAATTGAACGCGATCATTGACCCAGAAGAGTTCTATTCTGGTTGCTACGGCCGAGTGTCATTGACATTCTACGCCTACAACCAACAGGGCTCCAAGGGCATTGCCTGCGGTTTAGGCAACTTGCAAAAGTTGGAAGACGGCGAGCGTTTGGGTGGTGGTTCTTCCGCCGCCTCTGACTTCGCGGTCTAAGTAGGTTGGGGGCCTAGCCCCTAATTTGTTTAATATACTGAACATTTATTATGATCAAACTTGAATTTACTGTCGATGAAACTAACCACATTCTGAGTTTGTTGGGCAAGCTTCCCTTTGCTGACGTGAACATGACCATCATGGCCATCGTTGACCAAGGCCGCCCACAAGCAGAAGCCTTGGAGGCCGAACAAGCCGCCAAAGCAAAAGAAACAGCAGAAGAGTAATCTTTGCTGTCCCCGACGCCCACTCTCACGCGTGGGCTTTTTTTGTCTCTAAAATTTATCACCATAAAATGAACCAATACCAACAGTACATCCACAAAAGCAGATACGCTAAGTTCATGCCAGATCAAAATCGACGTGAGGACTGGAACGAAACTGTAAACCGTTACGTGAACTATGTTTTTGAAAAGACACCCAAACTTGATTCTTCAATGAAGCAAGACATTTTTAACGCCATATCTGGCCATCACATCATGCCGTCAATGCGCGCCATGATGACCTCTGGAAAAGCCGCCGACCGTGACAACACCTGCGTATACAACTGCTCATACCTCCCCGTGGACGACGTCAAGTCATTTGACGAAGCCATGTTCATTCTGCTCTGTGGTACAGGTGTCGGCTTCTCTGTGGAATCTAAGTACACAAACAAACTGCCCGACGTGCCAGAGCGCCTGTTTGAGTCTAGCCACGTTATCAACGTGCACGACAGCAAAGAAGGTTGGGCCAAGTCATACCGCCTGTTACTAGCCAACCTGTACGCCGGTGAGATCCCAAAATGGGACGTGAGCAGGGTGCGCGCCGCAGGCACACCCCTGAAGACCTTTGGTGGCCGCGCATCCGGTCCAGAGCCACTGGTTGACCTGTTCCACTTCACAATCAAAATCTTCAAGGCCGCACAGGGCCGCAAGCTAAACACGCTTGAGTGCCACGACCTGATGTGCAAGATCGGTGAGGTTGTTGTGGTGGGTGGCGTGCGCCGTTCTGCCATGATCTCTTTGTCCGACCTGAACGACGAGCGTATCCGCCACGCCAAGTCTGGTAACTGGTGGGAGACTGCCGGCCACCGAGCACTGGCCAACAACAGCGCGGTGTACGACGTTAAGCCAACAGTTGGCACGTTCTTGGAAGAGTGGACGTCGCTGTATAACAGCCACTCAGGCGAGCGCGGTATTTTCAACCGTGAGGCCGCAAAGGCCGCGGTGGCCAAGTACGGCAAGCGTGATCCCAACTTTGAGTTTGGCACAAACCCCTGCAGTGAGATCATTCTGCGCCCCTACCAGTTCTGTAACCTGACAGAGGTGATGGTGCGCCCTGAGGACACACTGGAGAGTTTGAAGCAGAAGGTGCGTATGGCGGCCATTTTAGGCACCATACAGGCCACGTTCACGCACTTCCCATACCTGCGTAAGGTCTGGCAACGAAACACCGAGGAAGAGCGTTTGTTAGGTGTGTCTTTGACCGGCATCTACGACCACAAGGTTACGAGTAACCCAGACGGCGCCGCGTTGTGGTTGCCCCAGTTGCGTTTGGTTGCTGAAGAGGCCAACGCTGAGTACGCCGACCTGCTTGGTATCCCACGCTCAACAGCTATTACCGCCGTTAAGCCTAGCGGTACAGTGAGCCAGTTGACAGACACAGCAAGCGGCATTCACCCACGCCACTCACCCTACTACATCCGCCGCGTGCGCGGTGACATGAAGGACCCGCTGTCCCAGTTCTTGGTTGCCCAAGGCATCCCCAACGAGCCATGTGTGATGAAGCCCAACAACACGATCGTGTTCAGCTTCCCACAGAAGGCGCCTGAGGGTTTGACCACACGCGACGACATTGACGCGATTGACCACTTGGGTCTGTGGCTGACGTACCAACGCCACTGGTGTGAGCACAAGCCCTCTGTGACCATTTCGGTCAAGGAGAGTGAGTGGCCCAAGGTGGGTGCGTTTGTTTGGGACCACTTTGACGAAATGTCAGGCGTGTCGTTCTTGCCCCATGACGGCGGCACGTACAGACAGGCCCCATACGAGGAGTGCACCAAGGAAGACTACGACAGACTGTTGGCGCAAATGCCAACAATCGAGTGGGCAAAGTTTGCCGAAAACACCGATAATGTAGAAGGCGCCCAAATGCTTGCCTGTGTGGCCGGCGTCTGTGAGATATAATTAAACTGGGGTGGTGCCTCTGAGGGTTCTCGGGGGAGCGCACACCACCCCACCTTTTAGGAGTAGGTATGAAAGAGAAAATTTTACGAATTTGTGAAAATGTTCTTGGTGCTTTTACCATGTTGGTGGGAATAATTGGCGCGGCATACCTTGGCTTTATTGCCATGGGTTTGTGGGCCCATTTGCACCAGTACGCACTGAGCGCTTTCAAATGATCGAACCAGATGTAGTTAATAGTCCCCCTCACTACACCGAACACCCGTCGGGTATTGAGTGTATTCAAGTTACTGAGCACATGGGGTTTAACCTAGGTAACGCGATTAAATACATCTGGCGTTGTGACTTGAAGAAAGATGCCATTGAGGACTTGAAGAAGGCTAAATGGTACATTGATCGCGAAATTCAAAAACGCACAAAATCTATGTTATAGTTTGCGGGTGTTTCATGGTGAGTCCTTAGTGGACTTTTAAGCAGGGAGGGAAACCTCTCTGCTCTTTTTTAACGCAGATTCGTCTGCATGCCTTAGGAGCAGTTATGTCAGTTCTTTCAATCGACTTTGAGACCCGTAGCAAGGTCGATCTCAAGGTCCACGGCCTTGATTATTATTCTTCCCACCACAGCACAGAGATCATTTGCCTAGCCGCAGGTTTCACCGCGGACGACGTGCAGGTGTGGGCCCCCGACAAAATACCCGATTGGGTGTTTAACCACATGGTTCACGGCGGCAAAATATCCGCATGGAACGCGTCGTTCGAGTACCACATTTGGAACCGTGTGGGCGAGCGCTTTTGTTGGCCCACAATCACATGGAGTCAACTGATTGACTCTATGGCCATAGCGGCCGCAAACAACATCCCACAGGACTTGGATACAGCCGGCGAGGTTATGCAGGCAGACTTCCAAAAAGACAAGCGCGGCAAGAAGCTTATTCAACTGTTGAGCAAGCCCAAGAAGGACGGCACGTTCAACATGGACCCAGAGCTACTGGCCGAAATGTTTGAGTACTGCAAACGTGACGTGCAGACCGAGATTGCAGTCGTCGGAAAGTTACGCCAACTGTCACCTTCCGAGCAGTCTGTGTGGGTGGCAACCCAGAAGATCAACCAACGCGGCGTGCCAGTGGACCCCGCGGAGTTGGGCAACATCATCAACGTGGTGGCTCACGAGATGAGCCACATTAACGAAGAGATTACGCGCCTGACTGGCGGCATTGAGGTGTCCAAGCGCGAGCAACTGCTCAACTGGTTCAGGTCCAAGGGTCTGGACATACCAGACATGCAGGCCGAAACAATTGAGAATCTAACAAAGAAATCGCATTCTAACAAGGACGTTGTTAGGGTTCTGGAATTACGTTACGAGGGTTCTAAAACGTCTGTCACCAAGTTCAATAAGATGGGCGACGTGCAGGTAAACGGTCGCATTCGTAACGGTCTGGTGTACCACGGCGCCTCTACAGGGCGTTGGGCCAGTCGTGGGATCAACCTGCAGAACATCGCGCGCCCCGCGCTGTGGATGAAGGACCAAGACATTGCAGACGCTGTGCAGATAGGTCTGGAGCATGGAGGCTACTTGGCCATGAAGGAGCGCTTTGGTGACCGTGTGATGGACGCGTGCTCGTCGATTGTGCGCAACGCCATCAAGGCACCGGAGGGGTACACCTTTGTGGACGCTGACCTGTCATCGATAGAGAACAGGGTGGCGTCGTGGATCGCAGGCCAGAACGACAAGGTGGAGTTGTTCCGACAAGGACTGGACGAGTACAAAACGTTCGCGTCAACAAGCCTGTACAAGGTGCCCTACGAACAGGTGACCAAGGACATGCGTCAGGTCAGCAAGTCTGCTGTGCTCGGTTGCATGTTTGGGCAGGGCGCAAAGGGCCTTGTGGCCTACGCTGAAGGCATGGGGGTGATGTTGGACCTCGGGCAGGCAGAGAACGCTGTGAACGCGTACAGGCTGTCTTACGCTAAGGTGAAGAACTGTTGGTTCCTAATGGGTCAAGCGGCCATCGACGCTATTAAGGAGCAGGGAAGCCCCTTTAAGGCCGGTAAGGTGACGTTTAAGGTGGTTAAGGGCGCGTTGTGGATGCAACTACCCAGTGGCCGCCTAATTTGTTGGCAAGCCCCTGAGGTCGTTCAGGAGTACACGCCATGGGGTAAGTTGGCTGACGTGGTGTATGTTACCAGTCAGAACACTTTCACCCGCAAGTGGGGCCGCAACAAGCTTATTGGTTCTAGCATCTTCCAGTCCGCCGTTCAGGGAACCGCAAGAGATTTTCTTGCCGAGGCTACGCTTGAACTGGAGGGTAAAGGCGTTTCGGTGATTAACCTGATCCATGATGAAATTCTTTCGTTATGCCGTGTTGAAGACGCGAAACAAACTGAAGAATTGGTGATGAAGTCTTTGACCACACCACCAAGTTGGGCGGGAGATTTCCCGCTTGCGGCAGAGTCTTGGATCGACACACGCTACCGCAAATAAGGGCGAGAAGGGGGGTGGTTTGGTAGCCACTCTTCTCCCCCAAGCCTATAAGTGTGTCAAACCACCCTGTGCGTAGTTCACGCCATACTTGGTTTTTAGTCGCGGGTCTTTCCACGATGTTTTCTCTACGTCACGCGCCAGCACCAGCGGGCCGGCCTGAATCTTTTCAGCCGCGCTAAACACTGGTTGCATGTCGGCCTTGTCGTAGAACTGTGACCCGCGGTATGGGTTCATGCCGATCTGGCGCCACGTGGGGTCCTGTAGGGCCTCTGCAAGCATCCTGCGGACCTCTTCGTCCTTGGTTGTTTGTTGGTTGCCCACCATCATAGCGAACGGGCCCTTATCGGCGCCCTCTTCAGCGGCCAAGGGTGTCAACCCCTGCGGTCTAGTCCCAAGCCCCACGCGGATGGCTTTATTTGGGTCAGACTTAAACTCCACGTCTTTTAAATGTCCTGTGTGACCATACCCAATAGGTTTGCCTGCGGGGTCGTGCATTGTGTCAACGTAGGTGCCATAGCGCTCGTACGCCGGAATGTCAAGGCGGTTACCAACACGCATGCCCTCTGGCACCTGCAGGTTCAAACCAAGAATACCCCTGTTAACTTTGTTTGAATCCAATGCGGACACAATGTCAATATCAGAGTGTGCCTTTGGCAACTCAGTCAACGGGCGCATCGGCCTACGCTCGTTCATAATGCGCAGGTAGTCGGCCTGTGATATTTTGCCTGTCATGTACGCTTCAAGCGCTTGGGCCAGTTGGGGGTCTTGCTGTTGCTTATAAGGCTTTGCGTTTAACTTGCGCCACGCTTCAATCTTCTCAGGCGTTAGCTTGAGCATGTCATACGCCGACTCCGCAATACGCGTGAGCGCGCCAACCTTACCACCACGATCAAAATGTTGTACCTGACCGCCCTCTGCGTAGCCTGCGTCTTCCGCCATGGTGATGTAGTCTTTGCTGATAAGCTGTGGTCGCTTTGGATAAGAGAACCAAGCGTTGCCGTGGGGCTCCATGCCGATACGCGGTTTGATCTCGTTGTACCAGTCACGCACAGCAATGTTCTGTGGCACCGCAGGGAACTGCACCTGTTTGTCTTCGCCTGTAACTTTCCAACGATAGTCGGGGTGCAACACATCGTCGGTGTACTGTGCAGGCACATTGTCTACACTGAACAAACGCGTACCAACCGCGCTTGTAGGCGCGCCCCTAGTAAACGGGTCTGCGTGGTCTTCTAAAATGTTTGCGTACTGAGGCACAGTTGCGGGTTTGCGTGTTCCAAGGCCCATGCCAAGGAGGTCGCCCATAGCCTTGCGACCCTCAAACGTGTCTCCAGCAATCGCCCTAACAGCGTCCTTGTCCATGATGTTAAACTTGTCTCTGAACGGCAGGTCTTTTAGTGTGCCTGTTGTCTTGGCCTTGTTTAAAATAACTTGGTTAATTTTTTCAATCTGTTCGGGTGTTACTTGGCCCGCGGCTTGGTTCTTGTAGAACGTATCAAGCACGTCGTTGAAAACAGTCTTGTTAGACCTGTGTTGATCTGGCGCACCAATGTAGTTGGTGTTGATCATAGGACGGCCATTAAACTCTCTAGCGGATTGAATTAGCCTGTTTGCGGCCTCTTCGCTGTCGTTCATCCACACAGCCTTGTTGGCCGAATGAATTGGGTTTATGTTTTGGAAGTTAGGGAAGCCTGTGCCACCCCAACGATTGCCGTGAACACCCTGTCTGTCAGACATGTGCACGCCAAGATACTGGTCTTGGTACGGCCTAATAGCCTCACTAAACTTTAATTGTTGTGTTGGTTTTGGTGCAAACTTTGCAATCTCTTCGGCAGATGGCATAACCAACTGGCCCGGGGGGTTACCAAACGCGCCGGCAATTTTACCCACTACCTTTTTTGCGAGTCCAGTACGACCACCACCGTCAAAGTGCTCAACGGCGGACAGGCCGCCGTCGGGCTTTTTTATTGCACCACCTTTTTTATACTTAGGCGGTTCACCTGTTGGTTGCAACACTGACTTGGTTTCATCTTCTGTTTTAAAGATGTCATACAATTTTTGTGCGCCTGCACCCAGTGCGCTTGTGAGCGCGCCTGCAACTTTAGCCTTGGGGTTAGAGTGCGTCATGCCGGTGGCGCCTAGCGCGCTAACACCTGCTAGTCCCGCGCCTGCATAATCGCCCTGTGCGGCACGTTGTGACATGTCGTTAACTTGTGCGGCGGCCATACCGCCACCAAGGGCATTGACCAACTGGCCCGGACGTGAACCAAAGTTAATTGGTTTGGGTTGTGCTACAGGCAAACCACCAGCAACGGGTGGTGTGGTAACGGGGGCAGGCAACACCTTGCTACCTTGACCCACAGTGTTAGGCAGTGCAATCAAAGAAGTAGGGCCTGCAGGCGCCATGTTGGGGTACATGGCCTGCGCTTTGGCCAGACGTGCGCGCATCTCTGGCTCCATTTGACCCATAGCGGCTTGACTGGGTTGGTTGGCTAAACTCTGGGCCAACATTTGCTCGTGCTGGTTAACGTTCCAATTGTCCTTGCCTGTGCCAAACATTGGCGCTTTGTTTGCGGCGGCCTGTGCTTGTGCCTGCGCGTCTTTGGCGGCACGGTCCGCGGCAATTTGAATGCGCATCTGGTCCATGCGCTTTTTGCTCATTGGTTTGTCAGGACCAAACGCAAAACCTGCGGCGGCGCCAGCACCGCCGGCCATGACATCAGAGATGTCACGCTGACGACCAAAACCTTGTGCGGGGGCTACAGTGCCTGCAAGGCCCGTAATATCTAATGGTTCAACATCTTCTAGTTCAATGTTGAATCTGCTTTTGCCTTCTTGTGCGGGGGGAACTTTAACAACGGAAGTAGTTGGGGTGGCCATACCTGCGTATCCTTTAACTTTCTGAATGTGGTTTATCGCGGCAGGACTGGCCTGACCGTTTTTAAAATATGCGCTGTTAGGGCCGTCGTGATAAGCAATCAAAGCTTTGTCCACGTCGCCTTGGTACTTATCAAGCATCTGTTTCATGTAAGCCACACCACCACGAATGTTCTCCATTTCGTTATGGCGGTTCACACCCATGTCTTTGGCGGCCGCTTTACCAAGCATCATCACACCAGTGGGTCCTGTCTTAGACTTTTTGCTTTGGTCGAATCCACTCTCTTGCATGGCCATACCGTATGCCAATTCCGCAGGCACACCTTGTGCCTTTGCTTCCGCAATAACGCGCTGTGCTGTAGCGCGTTGTTTTGGGCTGAGTGATTCAAGCCCGGTCATCGTGCGGGGTCCCCGGGATAAACTGCGTCAGTGATACCAAACGTTTTAGCGGTGCGATAGAACTGGTTGCGTTGCATGTCGGCCAACTCTTTACTAGACTTATATTGTCTCCAAGTCATGCCCGCGCTCTTCATGTCATTCCATAAACGATCTTGGTCCATCTTGTTGCGCGCTTCAAGTTCAGTTGCCTTGGCCATGCGCATCAAGTTAGCAGGAGACATGCGGTTCACGTTACCCACCGCGGTGTCAATCAGCTTACGCTCATTCTCTGTCACAGCGCCTTGGCCCTCAAACACCTTACGTGTGTAGGCAAGCTTTAAACCCTCTACGTCTTTGGCTACACGAACGTACGCGTCCAAAATTTTTGGGTCTTTGGCTTTTGGGTCCATCTTAACAACAGCCTCAGTAAAACCGGGCGCGTTAATTGAACCTAGTTGACCAACTTGAATGCCTTGGTCAATCAAACCAAAGAACGCAGACTGAGCGCCACCACCAGCAAGCTTGCCCAACAAACTTCCCGCTGTGCGAATATCTTTTTGCATATTCTGAGCAACCATAGAATTGGTCTTAGCTTCTTTTACTTCCGCGCTATGGGTTTCCAATTCTTTCGCGGCGGTTTCAGCATTTTTCTCTGCTTCTCTTGTTTCACCCGCGCGACCAACAGCCGCAATTTTTTGTCGTTCTTCAAGGTCCTGTTTAGACCCGTAAGTAAAACCAGTGGCGGGGTTGATACCCGTTGCTGAAGCAGGGGCCGCCGCTACAGGCGCAGGAGCCGCAGGGGCCACAGGAGCCGCAGAAGTAGGTCTCGGCGCGGTAGCTACAGGAGCCGCCGCAGGGGCCGCAGGAGCCCCCACAACAGGAGCAGGGGCGGGGGCAGGAGCCGCAGTGGCAGGAGG